GGCGGCTGGACAGGGCTGGAAGTGCAGCGCGGCATCGAGCAGATCGCGGGCGGATTTACGCTGCAGCTCACCAGCCGCTACCCCGGCGTGGACGTGCCGATGCAGTTGCGCGAGGGGCTGGCGTGCAAGGTGCTGCTCGGCAATGACCTGGTGATTTCTGGCTACATCGACGAGTACGACACCGACGACACCGACACCAGCTCGACTGTCAAGGTGTCGGGCCGCGACAAAACAGGCGACCTAGTGGACTGCTCGGCCATCTTCAAAACCGGGCAGTGGCGCGGCGTGACGCTGGCGCAGATCGTGGCCGACATCGCCCGCCCGTTTGGCATCACGGTGGCGGTGTCGCCAGGCACAAACACCGGCGAGGTCTTCAAACGCTTTGCGCTCGAAGAAGGCGAGAAAGCTTTTGACGCCATCGACCGGGCTTGCAAGCTGCGCGCCGTGCTGGTGACCAGCACGCCTGACGGCAACCTCTTGATCACCAGCGCCAGCACCGTGAGCAGTGGTGTGCGACTGGTTGAAGGCCTGAATATGAAGAAGTTCAACTCCCGGCACTCGTGGAAAGAACGGCACAGCGAGATCACATTGAAGGGACAGGTGCCCGGCGACGACCATGAAAACGGCGCCGCCGCCGCGCACCTGAAGGCCTCTGGAAAAGACGCGGAAATCAACCGCTACCGCCCGCTGGTGGTGATTGCCGAACACGGCACCAGCAGCAAGTCGATGGCTGACCGGGCCGCTTGGGAAGTGAAAGTGCGTATGGGGCGCGGCAAGCGCGGCGGCTGCACGGTCGTGGGCTGGCGCACGGGCAAGGATGGTCAGGAAGGCCCGCTATGGCAGCCCAACACGCTGGTGCCAGTGACCAGCGCCCGGATGAATGTAGATATGGAGCTGCTGATCGTGAGCTGCAATTACCAGCTCGGTGAGCAGGGGAAATTCACTGACCTGACGTTTGCGCTGCCCGAAGCGTTCGAGCTGGTCGAGGGCATAGGCCGCAGCCGACTCAATGCCAAACTGAACGACAAGACACAAAAAGAAAAGCACAAAAAGACCGGGAAAGGCGATGGCTACACGCCCTACACGCCGTTGTGGTATCGGGACGCGCCATGATGGCGCGCCTGATGGCCCGCGTGCGCGGCATGGTCAGCCGGGCCGTGGTCAACCTGGTCAACGATGGCACCCAGCTACAGGCGCTGCAGGTCACGCTGCTGGCCGAGCAGGTGCCCGATGACGTGGAGCATTTCCAGCACTATGGACTGACCAGCGTGCCACACCCTGGCGCCGAGGGCATTGCGCTGGCCGTGGGCGGCAGCACCGGGCACACGGTGGTGATCAATGTTGATGACCGGCGCTACCGCTTGACGGGCCTGCAGGCTGGCGAAGTAGCCCTGTATGACGAACTGGGCCACAAGATCTACCTGACCCGCAACGGTATCGTGATTGACGGGGCGGGGCATCAGGTCAACCTAGTGAACTTGACGAAGCTGCGCGTCGAGTCGGGCATTGATGCGACGGGCAACATCACCGACAACTGTGACAGCGGCGGCGGGACGCTACAGGCGCTGCGTGCTGCCTACAACGGGCACAAGCACGCAGAGACGGGCATCACGACACAGGTCACTGACACGCCGGTCTAAAGCACTTTAATAGCCCTTTTTGGTGTCTTTTATGACACTGGCGGGCATGGATCTGGCTCTCATCTACAACCCCCAGCTGCAAGCTTTTGACCTGGCGCTATCTGGCTCCGACCTGGCTACGGACGACACGCTGGCCAGTTCCGTTCTGGTATCGCTGATGTGCGACCGGCTGGCCGAGCCCTACGAGGTCCAGCCGGGCCAAGACCGGCGCGGCTGGTGGGCTGATGCCTATGCGGACAACGAGCACAAGACCGGATCGCGCCTGTGGCTGCTGGAGCGCGAAAAGCAGTTGCCGGGCGTGGTGCTGCGCTGCAAGCAGTATTGCGAAGAGGCCTTGCAATGGCTCATCGACGACGGCCTGGCCACGGCCATCACGGTGGCCGTGTTCGTTCCGCGCATGGGCTGGCTGGTAGCGCTGATCGCGTTTGCCATCAACGGCCAGAGCCGCAATTTCCGCTTTGAATTCGACGATGCCCGCCAGGTCTGGCGTCTGGCTGGAGAATCAAATGCCATTTGAGCGCGACACACTCCCCACGCTGATCGACCAGGGCGCGGCGGAATTCGAGACCCGCCTGCCCGGTGTGCTGGCGCGCCTGCGCAACAGCGCCATCGGCGTCATCAACCGGGTGATTGCGGGCGGCCTGAATTCGCTCTACAAATATGCTGAGTATTTGAGCAATCAATGGTGGCCGGACCAGGCTGATGCCGAATTTCTGCCGCTGCACGGTGCGCGCTGGGGTAAGAACCGGCTGCCTGCAGCAGCGGCCACCGGATCGGTGCAATTCGCTGGCGTCAATGGCTCGGCAATCCCGCTGGGCACGGTGCTGCAGCGTGCAGACGCTGTGCAGTACGCGACAACGGCCGATGGCATTGTTGCTGCAGGCGTTGCCGTCATCGAGGTCGAGGCTGTCGAGGCTGGCCAGGCGGGCAATGCCATCACCGGCATAGCGCTCACGCTCACATCACCGATTGCTGGCGTCAACTCTGTGGCCACAGCCCAAACGGCTCTGGCCAGCGGCGCAGACGTTGAAGGCATTGAAGCCTGGCGCGCCCGCATCTTGGCGCGCATTCGCAAGCCGCCCCAGGGCGGAGCCGATTACGACTATGTGAGCTGGGCGCTTGAGGTGCCCGGCGTGACGCGGGCCTGGGTCTATCCTGGCGAGCAAGGCGCTGGCACCGTCGTGGTCCGCTTCGTGCGCGACGACGATTCCGCCATCATTCCAGACGCTGGCGAGGTGGCGGCGGTGCAGGCGGCGATTGATGCGGTGCGGCCGGTGACGGCCACGACCTATGTGCTGGCGCCGATCCCAACTGTGCAGAATTTCAGCATCCAGCTCACGCCCGATACGGTAACAACCAGGGCATCGGTCGAAGCCGAGCTGCAGGCGCTGTACCTGCGCGAGGCCACGCCGGGCGGCACGATGCTGGTCAGCCACCAGCGCGAGGCTATTTCGACATCGGCAGGCGAGACGGACCATGTGCTCGTCGTGCCTGCAGCCAACCAGACCCACACAACTGGCCAGTTCCCCACCCTGGGAGTGATTACGTGGCTGTGACGCTGCAGGCCTGGCGGGCTTCGCTGCAGGCCTTGCTGCCGCCGGGCCGGGCCTTCACGCGTGAGCCGGACAGCGTGCTGTCGAAGGTGATGGATGGCATTGCGGCCATGTACCTTGCCGCCCAGCTCAAATTTGAGACGCTGCTGGAGCAAGCTGATCCGCGCATGGCCATGGGCATGCTGCCCGACTGGGAGCGACTGCTGGGCCTACCAGACGCCTGCCTGCCGCTGGACACACTGAGCACGGTTGAGCGCCAAAGTATTGCGTTCCAGCGGCTCACAGAGCAAGGCGGCCAGTCCCGCGCTTATTACATCCGTCTGGCCGAGCTGTATGGCGAGCCCGGCGTGACGATCACTGAATTCAGTCAGTTCACCTGCCGCAGCGCTTGCACGGATGCACTTTACAGCCCGGACGATCAATTTGTTTGGCGTGTGAACATTCCGCGCCCTGCTGCCAATGTGCGTCCATTCACTAGCCAGAGCACCTGCATGAGCCCGCTGTTTGCGTTCGATGCGTCGCTGGCTGAATGCCCGATTCGTGATCGAAAACCCGCTCACACCACTGTGATTTTTGCTTATGCAGTACCGCTTATCGGGGTCAGCTATGTCGTGGGCGAAAGCCAAGTTTTTTAAGGATTAAAAATGGGTTTGCCAATTATTCAAGGAACTGTCCCGAATGCGGATGATTTCAATCTTTTTCAGTCGAAGTCCCATGATGGGCTTAATGTAGAGGACTACCTAGACGGTATGCGCCCGATGACGGCGCTGATCCAGCTCCAGGAATACCAGGGTTCGGCGCGGATGGTGCGTATGATCGTCAGCGAAAACGTGCTATTTTATAAGCGCGACGACAACGACATCAGTAGTCCAGCCGATGTAAATGGATCAGTCATACTCGATGCGCTGGAGCGGCGCTGGAAGCGGCTGTATGGCGATGTGACAGCTACCATAGCTGAAATTCTGGCAGAAACTGAAACAGTTAAAGATCAAACAATTGCAGTAAAGCTGGAAGCAGAAGCGATGTTGGATGATACTATTAATAAAATTAACATTATGAAGTTTGGCGGACTTGGGGATTTCACGCCTGAAGGCACGATCATCATTGCTTGTGGAGATTCAACGACTGAGCAATTTAATGGAAATAACGGAGGGTCTGAGGCAATAACTATTTTGCGTAATCTAGGCGAAGCTTGGGAAAAACTGGTTGGATTTGTAAATTTTGGAGGAAGTGGGTACACATTATCAGGTTTTGTTAATGGTGCTTTGCAAACCCTACCGATTATACCAACAACTGGTGTTTCTGCAATCAGCAATTGGGATTATTATGGACACAAGCCTGCTGGTGCAATATCTCTAGCCACTGCAATGGCATGGCGAGCTGGCAAGGCTGATCGTGCGCTATGGCGTATTTGCTACGGAATCAATGACCTGATTTTGTACGCCGCAACAGGAAATCTTTCGCTGCAGGCGATTGTTAATTATCTTGCGCCACTGCTGCGCACGGCCATCACTAGCATCATGACTACGTATCCACGCGATAGTATCGTGCTGGAAATTCCCAATCCCATGACGGCTCGTCCATTTATTGCGCCCGGCCCTGGATTTCCAAGCTACACGGCATATCCGACTTTTGGTGCAGATTTGTCGATAGATCAAGCATTGGTTGAAAAGTGGAATCAATCTCTGCGTGCTACTTATATTCTTGTACAAAATGAGTTTTCAAAAACGAAACTTATTGATTCTTGGAAAGAATATTTTGGAAACAGTGATACTACTTTGCCTGCAGTAACTGGGCTGCCATTCTTGACTAACCTTGTACATCCGACAGGAATAGCTGACGCAGCTCGAATTCGTGGATTAGCAAGGGTAACAAATCCAAAACCAACAGCTTCTGAAGGTAGGCGAGTAGAAGCTTCCGCTAGATCAGCCTTGCTTTCTATTAATCCTTGGGATATTTACCCTGCTTATTTTAGAGAAAACCTACGCTACAAACTTGTAGCAGAATGTACGTTATCTGGTGCTGGTTCAAACTATATTGATATTGTTATTCCTTATACTGAGTTTATCCAGCAAGTAAGTGGCCCTATCTATATAACAGTTGCGGATAGGGTTTCACAATATTTCCCTACATACTCCGCTTCAGTCTCGGGAGCAAATACCAGACTTACTGGTGTAGTTCTAAACTCTGCAATGCAGGCATCCGCTGCAAAGCAGAATATACATATTTATCAAGATAATTTGCTGAGTATCGTTGCAAAAGATGTTTATGTAAACTCTGCTGCTATAGTTTCAAAAGAATACATTGACATTTCAACGATCACTGGTGGAGGTACAGGATATATTGACATAAAAATTCCTAACACTGTAGGCAGAGTATCTACAAAATTCCTAACCGGGCTTAAAAATGGTACTTTAGTTATTGGTGGATCTATTGCAAGTACATTGGCGCTATCGACTGCAACTTCGATAGCTAGAACTGGATCAACATCTGGCCGTACACTTCGTATCAGCTTAGCTGGAACATATACATCATGGGTAGGACAACCCGCCGCAATAACATTTTCTGATACTGCACCAAGTCCAAAGGCTTTTGAATATGTTCCCAAGCAAGTTACCATAGTTCCGCATGCAATAGGTAATAAAGGTTGGGTCTATACTGATCTAGACATGGTTGATGGGGCTACTTTATCAGCTCAAAACTTGACAGCAGTATCAGCTATTACTGTTATTGATGTTTATTATATATTGGCTGCTGTTCGTACACTACTAGGTACCATTACAATCACTGGAAACAATACTTCCATTGTTAACATGTCTTCAGGTAATCCATTATCTGTTACAGCAGGTCAAGTTTATGAGTTTGTTATCACTTCAAACACGACAAATACATCTCCAATAAAGTGTATTTTATCACCTACGTGACTATATTTGTGTATTAAAATAATGAAAAAATTATGAAACGCATTTCAACTTCAACAAAATCCATTGACTTATTTGGTTCTGGAAAGCATGGATTCAATAATGGTAATCTAGCAAATGGCATTCAACCGACTAATCTTGAGTCTGAGTGGTTTAATCAAGTTCAAGAAGAAATTTCCAGAGCGATTGAAGGCGCAGGACTTGTCCTAGATGGTAATGTCAAGACTCAGCTTCTGCAGGCAATACGTCGCATGGCTGGAGGTAATGTCAGGACGATCACTGCTGGTCATACTGTACTTACTGCTGATGATGCGGGCCTAGTCCTGGTGGATGGGACTGCTGGAGCTGTAACCATTTCCCTGCCATCAGCTAGCATTCTCAGGGCATTGCAAATTTCTTTCCGGCGCATTGACTCAACTAGTAATTCGGTAACGATATCAGTCGCGGGTATCGGTGCCGATGTCATTGATGCTGGGGATTCGTCATTCGTCTTGATCGGCAATGACACGCGCAAAGTCGTGTCAGACGGTGTTTCTTCATGGCATTCAGACATCGGTGTGATGACTCAATCCCAAGGTGATACACGCTATATCAGGGTATCTAGCGTGGATGAAACTGGAAAACGAGTTTCATTTTTTCGGTCAAGTGCGCCAGTTGGTTATATAAAGGCGAACGGCCTAACCATTGGATCGGAAGCTTCAGGTGCTACCAACCGCGCCAACGCTGATACTCAGGCACTTTTTACGCTGTTTTGGCATGAGTTTGACAACGTCTTGCTGCACATCCAAGATAGTTCTGGAAGTCCTACGGTGCGTGGTGTATCTTCTGCTGAAGACTGGTCGGCTAATAAACGTATGCCGGTGTTTGACTGTCGCGGTACTTTTAGCCGAGGCTGGGATGATGAGCGAGGTATCAATCCCGATCAAGCGCTTGGAGAGTACAAGGAAGATACATTCAAATCACACGCCCACGGGGGAGTTATTCGATACGATGACCGGATTAATGGGTATGCAATTGATGTGCAGACAGATAATGATGCTATTATGATTTCTAATCATTCTACCGACTCAACCGGCGGAACTGAAACAGCACCAAAAAGCATTGCTGAGCTTGTCTGCATCAAACTCTAGAGCTGCTCTAAAAGACAGGGCGAAGACCTGTAGTGCGCTAACACTTCAAGTCCCCGCCTCTACCGTGAGCGATGACCCAATACCCCGTCACCTGTACAAGTTTTCCCATGCTCTACGATCTTGGTCCGCTTGCTCCAAGATCGTGGTCTTTTACACAAGATCGTGGTCTTTTACAATTTTTGACGGCAAGGCAATGAAGCCCCAAAACAAAAACGCCCCTGATTTTCATCAGGGGCGCAGTGTTGGAGGAGACGGAGGGATTCGAACCCTCGATGGAATTTTAAGCCCCATACTCCCTTAGCAGGGGAGCACCTTCGGCCACTCGGTCACGTCTCCAATATGTAGATTATGGCACGATTTTCAGCCGATTTCAGGCTACAGGCTGGTCCAAATCAAAAGCTTTGTGCAGCGCGCGCACGGCCAGCTCCATGTACTTCTCGTCGATCACGACAGAAGTCTTGATTTCGCTGGTGGAAATCATCTGGATGTTGATGCCCTCTTCGCTCAGCACGCGGAACATTTTGCTGGCAATGCCCACATGGCTGCGCATGCCGATGCCGACGATGCTGACCTTGCAGATCTTGGCGTCGCCGGTGACTTCCTGCGCGCCCAGCGCGGGCAGCACTTGCGCCTTGAGCAGCTCGACCGTCTTGGCGTAGTCGTTGCGATGCACGGTGAAGCTGAAGTCGGTCTTGCCGTCCTTGCTGACGTTCTGGATAATCACATCGACTTCGATGTTCGCTTCGGCCACAGCGCCCAGAATGCGGTAGGCAATGCCGGGGGTGTCGGGCACGCCGAGCACGGAGATTTTGGCTTCGTCGCGGTTGAATGCGATGCCCGATACGATGGCTTGTTCCATGTTTTCGTCTTCCTCAAAACTGATCAGGGTGCCAGACTTGGCTTCTTCGTTGATGTCGATATTCCAGTCGGTGAAGCTGGACAGCACGCGCAGCGGCACCTTGTACTTACCGGCAAACTCGACCGAGCGGATCTGCAGCACTTTCGAGCCCATCGAGGCCATTTCCAGCATTTCTTCAAAGCTGATGGTCTGCAGGCGGCGCGCTTCGGGCACGACGCGCGGGTCGGTGGTGTAAACGCCGTCCACGTCGGTGTAAATCAGGCATTCGTGCGCCTTGAGCGCAGCGGCAATCGCCACCGCCGAGGTGTCCGAGCCGCCGCGACCCAGCGTGGTGACGTTGCCGCCCTCGTCCATGCCCTGAAAGCCGGTGATGATGACGACTTTGCCCGCGTCCAGATCGGCGCGCACGCGAACGTCGTCAATCGACTCGATGCGCGCCTTGGTATAGGCGCTGTTGGTTTTAATCGTGACCTGCCAGCCGGCGTAGCTGACGGCGGCCATGCCTTCGGCCTGCAGCGCAATGGCCAGCAGCGCGCTGGAGGCCTGCTCGCCAGTAGCGGCCAGGGCGTCGAGTTCGCGGCCGTAGGCGTCATCTTGCCGGGTGGGGGCCAGCTCTTTGGCCAAGCCGAGCAGGCGGTTGGTTTCGCCACTCATGGCGCTGGGAACCACGACCATCTGGTGGCCGGCCCGTGCCCATTTGGCCACGCGCTTGGCGACGTTGCGGATGCGCTCGGGCGAGCCCATCGACGTGCCGCCGTATTTATGAACGATCAAAGCCATTGCAGGATGTCAATCAGGAGTTGGTTGCGGATGGGAGTTTTTATTTGCTGGCGTCGCCGCTTTGTCACAGGACTGTGGCATCAGCAAAGCCTTAAATTATACCCAGCGGCGCCTTCGGCTCACGCAGCGCCGCGCCTGCCGTGTAATGCAGCGCCGTGCCTTCGCGCCTGACGTGGCCCTCGGCCACCTTCAGGTCGATGCGGTGGCCGCGTGTGGTGCAAGCGGCAATTTGCCGCTGCAACTGGTCGAGCTGGGCGGCGCTGGGCGTGGCCCGCTGCTGCAGCAGCCAGTGGCGCAGCACATTCGCCTGACGCGCCAGCGACAAAAGTTGCAACGCCTTGATGAGCGGCGGCGTGCCCACCAGCGCCAAATCCTGCTCGGCCACTTCGCGCAAAACGGCCTGGCCCTGCGCCGCATGCCGGGCGCTGCGGGCAAAGGTGGCGCGAAACTGCGGAAACACCTGCGCCAGCGCGGGCAGCAGGCGCGCCCGGATGCGGTTGCGCGTGTAACGCTCGTCCAGATTGCTCGGGTCATCAGCGAAAGGAATTTGCTCATTGAGCAGCCACTGGCGCAAATCAGCCGCCGGGATGCCCAGCAGCGGGCGGTAAAACACCACGCCGCCACGCTCGATCACTTCCGGCATCGCCGACAGACCCGGCAGCCCGGCGCCCCGGCTCAGCGCCAGCAGCAGCGTTTCTACTTGGTCGTCGGCATGCTGGCCGAGCAGCACGCCGCTCAAACTTTGTTCAGTCGCCGCAGCGGCCAGCGCGGTGTAGCGCGCCCGGCGCGCCGCGTCTTCCGGGCTTTCGCCGCTGGCGTGGCGGGCATTGACGCGCAACACCTGCAGCGGCACCTGCGCCTGAGCGCACACCGTTTCGCAAACTTGCACGAAATCATCGGCGGCAGCCTGCAGACCATGATGAATATGCAGCGCCCGAATCCGGCCCGGCCAGCGCGCTGCGGCGGCCAGCAGCAAGGCAGTGGAATCGGCACCGCCGCTGTAGGCCACACCCCAGCAGGCACCGGGTGCCAGCGGCGCCGAAGAAGCCGGGAACAGCGCGTCCAGCCCCGCCAGCGCCGGATTTTTCAGCTTATTTGCTGGCGTCAGCTTTGGTGTCGGTGAAACGGCCATAGCTTTGCAGGCGCTCGTAGCGGCGGTCCAGCAGCTCGCCGGTTTTCAAATCGCTGACCTGGCGGAAGGCATCGTTCAGCGCGCGCTTGAGGAAAGCGGCCATCTGCTTGGGGTCGCGGTGCGCGCCGCCGACGGGCTCGTTAACGATTTTGTCGATCACGCCCAGCGCCTTGAGGCGGTGCGCGGTGATGCCCAGCGCTTCAGCCGCTTCCTGCGCTTTTTCAGCCGTTTTCCAGAGAATCGAGGCGCAGCCTTCGGGGCTGATCACCGAATAAATCGAATACTGCAGCATCACCACCTGATCGGCCACCGAAATGGCCAGAGCGCCGCCGGAGCCGCCCTCGCCGATGATGGTGGTGATGATGGGCGTTTCGAGCTGCGCCATTTCAAAAATATTGCGCCCGATGGCTTCGGACTGGCCGCGTTCTTCCGCATCAATGCCGGGGTACGCGCCGGGCGTATCGACAAAAGTAAACACCGGCAGCTTGAATTTTTCCGCCGTCTTCATCAGGCGCAGCGCCTTGCGGTAGCCCTCGGGCTTGGTCATGCCAAAGTTGCGCAAACCGCGCTCTTTGGTATCGCGCCCTTTTTGGTGGCCCAGCACCATGCAGGCGTTGCCGTTAAAGCGCGCCAAGCCGCCGACGATGCTCAGGTCATCGGCAAAATGCCGGTCGCCATGCAGCTCAACAAAGTCGGTAAAGATGTCGCGGATGTAGTCCAGCGTATAGGGCCGCTCGGCGTGGCGGGCGATTTTGGTGATTTGCCACGGCGTCAGGACGCTGTAGATGTCCTTGGTGAGTTGCTGGCTTTTTTTGGCCAGCTGCTCGATTTCTTCGGAAATATCCACCGCAGACTCGGTTTGGACATAACGCAGTTCTTCAATTTTTCCTTCCAGCTCCGCAATGGGCTGCTCGAAATCGAGAAAGATTTTTTTGGCCATGTGTAATCCTCAGGCTTTTACGAAAACTTCAATCCACTGGGCACCGGCAGCGGGTCCAGTGA